GTTCGTAGGGACCCAGAGCCAGGTCGATGACGTCGGCCTTAGAGAGGCCCGGTATTAACCGAGTCTCCTTAAGGAGCCCTCGTATGATCGCCGTAAGGAGATCATGCGGGAGCAGGTCGGACGCCGCCGTGAGGTCTGCCGAAAGACAGACCCCATCGTGGCGAAGACCTCGCGCCATCGACTCGATCGCCTTACGATGGTCTCCGGCCACCACTTCACGGACTCTTCCGTCGCGCGAGAGCGCAGCGGAGAGGGACCGACGAAGTTGGTGGCTGAAGGCCACCCTCGCGGCCGAGTGGGCCGAGACGACACGGGACTTAAAGCCCCGTTCCGGCACGGCCACCACTCGTGCGATCCGGGTATCGCGGAGCCCTTTGTTCCACAGGTTTCCCTTGTAGAACATCGAGAACCACGACGCCCGGAGGCGAGAGGCGATCTTCTGGTCCCCGACTCGAAGCTCATCAGGCGACGAGGACGGGGGACGGGCATCGACTCTTGGAAGCGCTTTCCGAAGCCCTGCACGGAGGCCCCCCTCTTTCCTAGTGAATTCTAGGGTCGAGGACTCTTGGACGACCGAGGGGTGGGACAGAGAGAGGTCCAAACGTTGCCGTTTGGCCCACTTCTCCGCCCACTCCTCAGCCGCAACCAAGAGCTCGGGAGCCGTCGTGAAGGGTTCTGAAAGAACCGCTTTATGGGAGTCGAGGGACGCAGCGACGATCGAACGTGACCCATAGGGTAACGCTCGACCGACGTAGGTGACCTGGAGCGCAAGCCCCGGGTCCCGCCAGCCGAGGGTGTCGAGGATACCGAAGAACGCGCCGCGGGGAACCGCGTCGCGCTCGAAGATATCCCGACGGAGGTCCGAACAAGCGGTTTTAACCCGCTTGATCGCGTCCTCACCTCGTCCGGCCGTCCCAAGTAGTAGTGAATGAGCCAAGCGAAGGAAGACCGCAGCCTTTGCTCGCCCAGGTCGGTTGGTTTTGAAGACCAACGGACCACGGACCGAGCAAGCGGCGACGATCGCCCTCCAAGCTTCCTTAGCCCACTGGACCCGTTCGGTCACCACCTGGTGACCGACCTGGCCAGCGATCTTAAGAAGCTTCGCTTGACTCAGATGCCAAGGAGTACCCACCACGCAAGCTGAGCCGCCCTTACGGGTGGCCCAATCAGCGCGGCGTCGACCGGTGCCCTTCCTACCCTTAACGGGGGGGAGGGGCACTGGGGCTGACGCTCCGCACGCTTGCAAGAGTTCCGTAGGAATACGGAATTCTCGTTGTGTCGTACGTTGGTGCGTC